GCTTATTGAGAGTAACCCTTATTCAATTGCTAGTTGCATGGAAGATACCGACAGCGTTGGTATCAAGAAAGTTGCAAAAGCGTTCATCTATTTTCGCGGCATGAAATCCCGGGTAGCTGTAAAGTCTGTGCCCGCAGACATGGTAGTGTTTGACGAACTTGACGAAGCGCCGCCTGAATCAGTAGACATGGCGCGCAAAAGAATGTCTCACTCAAAGTTTCAATACGAAATTGCTCTTTCAAATCCAACGATTCCGAATTATGGCATTGATGCCGAGTTCCAAAAATCGGATCAGCATTACTGGTTGATGAAATGCCCGCACTGCGGTGAATGGAATAACGTCGTTGAGCAGTTCCCTGACTGTATCCAAAAGGGCGCAAACGGAATGTATATTTCGTGCCGTAAATGCGGCCTGGAGTTAGACAGGAACAATGGAGACTGGGTACCAAAGTACCCTAGCCGCACGGAAGTGAGAGGGTACCAGTATTCGCAGCTGATAGCTCCGTTTATAAAAATAAACAGTTTGTGGAGCGAATACCAGGCAGCTATACAGAAAGGCCGGCTCCAGGTTTTCCACAACTTAACGCTGGGCTTGGCATATGTATCGGCAAAAGAGAAACTGACCAAAGAACAGGTACTTGAGCTTTGCGACCCCCGGTTCCCCGATGACCCTTGGGACTTGCCGGGTTCGGTATTCATGGGCATAGACCAGGGCCGAGACCTGCATGTGGTGTTTAAAAAGCGTTGTAAAGACAAGGTCTTGACCTGGTTCGTGATCGAGAAGGACTTTGAGGCGCTTGATAAGTACATGAAGAAAGTCGCGCGGTGCGTGATAGACGCGCTGCCTGAGACCAGGAAAGCCCGGGAGTTCGCGCTTCGGCATCCCGGCCAGGTGTACCTGAACTTCTACGTTGAGAAACAAAAGGGCGAGGTAAAGTGGGATGATGAAGAGTTTATATGCCAGGAGAACCGTACCGAGAGCATGGACGCCAGTCATGCCGGGTACCATAGCAAGAAGAACGTGCTCCCCCCGCGTAGCCCCGAAGCCGAGGAGTTCGCGGAACACTGCAGCAACGTGGCCAAGAAGCTCGATGAAGACGAGGAGACAGGATCTAAGCGGTACATTTGGGTTAAGCTGGGCGAAGACCATTTTAGGCACGCTGACAACTATGCGTGTATAGCCGCATCGGCGTTTAGCGACGGGCCTATTGTTTGGGATATCGAGGAGTGATGGATGAAAATATTCGGGTTTGAGATCATGCCGGCAAAAGCCATAGAGATCATGAGCCAGGAGCTTGGCGAGCTTAAAGCGCAGTTCGATGCCGTCCAGAAGGGCGGCTTCTCTTCGTTATGGGAGATGGCGAGGGAATTCGAGCTCTTCGGTGCCAAGGTAAGCAAACCCTACAGCCAGGTACCATCGGTGTATAAAGCCATAAAGGCCATAGCCGATAACGCGCCCCAGGCCGAGATTGGGTTCTTCGCCTGGGCTGACAACGAGGAAGTCTGGCCGGAAGATCTGGTCAGGTTATTCAAGAACCCCAACAAAAAACAATCGGAACAGGATTTTGTACAGGAGCTGGTCGGGTACTACTCGCTGAACGGCGAGGTTATGATCAGACAGTACCGAAGCATAGGCCAGGCCGCAGGCAGTACAGCGCCGGGCACCTACCGGCTGCCGGCCGAGCTCAGGGCGCTGGACCCCAAGCTCATGCACGAGGTCTTGGGATCGGACGAGGAAGGGCATGAGGCTATAATGTCATGGCGGTACGATGGCAAAGAGGTCATACCTGTAGATGAGATCATCCATATCAAAGACTTTAACCCCGACAACAAGCACCGGGGTTTATCCCCTACCATTCCCCTGGCTGACATTATCGACACCGATTACGAGTCGTCCAAATATAACAAGGCCTTCTTTAAGAACGGAGCAATACTGGGACTCATACTTTCCACTGACAAGAGCCTCTCTCCGGAACAGCGCGAGCAGCTCAAGGCTTGGATAGATAAGAACCACAAGGGTGCGACCAAGTCGCACAAAACAGCTGTGTTCGAAAACGGAGTTAAGCCTAGTACCGTAGGATCAACTCACAAAGACATGGATTTCATAGAACAGGGCAAGCGGAACGAAGAACAAACGATCGGCACGTTCCGTGCGCCGAAGGCTTTGTTCAATATAACCGAAGATCTTAACTATGCCACATTCGTGGGGCAGATGAAAATATTTGCACTTTATACGCTGGCGCCTATATTCCGTAAAATTGCCGGCGGCCTAAATCGTGGGGTTGTGTTTCCATATGATCCGAAGATAGAGCTTAGATTTAAAATAGAGAATATGCCGGCGTTCCAGGAAGATTACAAAGAGAAGGTTACGACCGCTCAAGCATTGGTTCAAATCGGTGCCACGTTCAACGATGTCAACGAGAAGCTCAACCTCGGGTTTGATCCGTACCCGTGGGGTGATAAGTGGTGGATACCGTACACGCAGGGGCCGGCTGGCGAGTACGAAGGGCTCGGGCCTGAGTTTCCTATAGACGATACTCCCGGAGAAGACGATCCTGAAGAAGACGATAACGCAAAAGCTATAAAAATACGCAAACTTAAATATCTTCAAATCTGGAAATCTTTCCTGCGTCTACAGGTTCCGCTTGAAAACAAGATGGCTGATAAGATAAAAAAATATTTTTATCAACAGCGGATTCGCGCGTTAAAATCTCTGGACGAACACAAAACAAGTATCCATCTGCACTTAGAAAAGGAGAACGAGGATTTAAAAGCTGCTGTAACCCCTGTGCTAAAAGCAGCAGTAGATGCCGGCGCAGAACATGCCCGGAATTTAGCAGCTGCGCAGAAGGGTATAGCTGATGACCGTCTGCAGCAAATACTGGACGCTTACCTTCAAGTTTGCGCTGACAAAATAACCCGCATAAATAATACGATACAAAACAAGATCAAGGAATCATTAGAGAAAGGCATCGCCGAAGGACTAACCATAAACGAGCTTGCCGAGTCGGTTAAAAGCATATACAGCATGGCTGGCAACCGGGCAAAATCGATTGCCCGTACAGAGACTACTGGAGCAGTAAACGGCGGCAGCGATCTCTACTACAAAGAAAACAATATTGAGCGTGAGTGGATAACCGCAGGCGACGAAGCTGTACGCGAAACTCATCGTAACATTAATGGCGAGATACGCAGACCCGGGCAAGCGTTTAGCAATGGGCTCATGTACCCGGGTGACCAGTCCGGAGAAGCGGGCGATATAATTAACTGCAGGTGCACGATAGGGCCTGTGATACGATAGGAGATCAATGTTATGAAAATCATTAAGATTAAAAAGTTTTTCCCTGCAGGCGTGGTCACAATAAAATCTGTAAACGAAGAAGAAATGACGGTTGATGCCGTAGTGTCAACGAAGTCCACGGACCGTGACGGCGACATTATTGAGCCTGAGGCGCTGCGGAAGCGGCTTAAGCATTTCAAACAGCATCCAGTCATGGTGGCTGACCACGACTACCAGATCATGAAGCAGATCGGTGAGGCACAAAAGATATCCATTGATGACAAGGAAGGCATCGCCACCAAATTTAAATACTATGCCGGAGAAGGCAATCAATTCGCCGACTGGGCGTTTGTCCTGGCTAAGAAGGGCAGGGCCGCGTACTCAATCGGGTTCATGGCCCATGACTGGGAATGGATTACAGAGAAAGATAAAGAGAGCGGACAGGAACGCTATACCGGACGCCGGTTCAAGGACATCGAACTTTTAGAGATCAGTCAGGTTGTAGTAGGCTCAAACCGTGACGCTCTGCAGGCTGATGCTCAGGAGGCTGAGGTTCGCAAGGAACTGGCCGAGATGGTTATAAAGGGTATAGATGCTGGAGAAATTCAGATACCTGAGCTCCCGAAGAAGGCCGTGAAAACAATATGCTGCCACTGCAAGCATGAGTTTGATTACGGCTCTGTGCTTGAAATATCCATGGGCGCTGTCGCTTGCCCGAAGTGCGGAAAGCATATCAATCAAGAAGGTAAATCAATAGACCAGCACTATTCAGAGACCGTCCTGGGAGGTGGGACTGCCGAAGAGCAGACCAAAACACACCTGCCGCAATGGGACGAGATCAATAGCGGTGTCAAGGATAGAATCAAGGAGGCATTAAAACAATGAAGATCAAAAAAATGATCGAAGGGAAAATGACCGAAGTCGAGGTCTCTGAAGCAGAGTACGCTGAAGAGCTCGGTAAGCAGGTCAAAGACGCTGCAGGAGAAGGCATAAAATCTGTCGTGGACTCAGTAAAATCCGTAGCGGAATCCGTGAAGACTTTATCTGAAACGGTAAATTCTAAGTTCGATGCGTTCGATGCCCGCATAAAGGCTATAGAAACGCTTAAGGCGGCCGCGCCGGCAGCACCTGGCATGCCGCACATCATCATACCGAAGCTCTACAAGGGATATCACCTGCATAACCAGGGCGAGCAGGCGCGTTCGCACTTCCGCAAGAACGCCGAAACGTTCCGCGTTCTTTCACAGGATGAATATTTCGAGGACTATTGCAGGTTCGTCATCGACATGGTCAAATCCAGCGTGTTCAAAGACCCGGAGGCGTACGGCGCCTTGACAGAACGGGCAAACAAGCAGTTCGCAAGACTACAGGAAGAAGGCCAGTTTAAGATGCTTGCAAACATCAAGACCGGCCTGGCCGAGGGTTCGGGAACAGGCGCGTACCTGATACCCGTAGAGTATCAGCGAGACCTCATCAAGATGGCTCGCGAGCGGTCGTTTGCACTGCAGCGTTGTACCACGGTGACAATGTCGGCGCCCGTGCAGAAGTGGCCGACCGAAGCAGGGCTTGTAACCATGTACTGGACTGACGAAAAGACGGCACCTGCTGGCGCCAGCGACCCGTCGTTTGGACAGGTCACGCTCACGGCCAAAAAGCTCATGGGGTACACCAATCCGCTCGGTAACGAACTGCTTGTCGACTCGATGGTGGATCTCGTGGGCATGCTGACCCAGGCGTTTCAGTACGCTTACGCCCAGGAAATCGACAACCAGGTGCTCAACGGCACCGGCAGCCCGTGCTCCGGTATTCTTACCGCGGCAGTCGGGTATAGCGTAACGATGGACAATGCAGCGTTTTCGACGATACATGCCGACGACCTGTCGAAACTGATATACAACTTCACCGAAGACGATATCGCGGGATGCGACTGGATATTCCATCGCCTGGTCACACACTATATGCGCACCTTAAAAGACGGCGTGGAAAACTATATCTGGCAGCGGCCGCAGGATGGCAAGTCTGGCACGATATGGGAAATACCGTACACCCAGAGTTCTAAGGCCCCGTCGTCCAGCGCAGCCAGCACGGCGTTCATCGCGCTTGCTAATCTGCGGTACTTCTATATAGGCGTGTTGAACGGCGTAATGACCTTAGACGCGGACCCGTACTACAAGTTCGCCGAAGACGAGACCCGGTTCCGTATGAAGTTCCGGAACGCGCTTTCGATTGCCCGCAGCACGGCGTTCGGCAGGATAGTTTCAGGAAATTAAGCAGTTTGACGCAGATATATATTCGTCCCGGGGCGAGGCGGCGGTTCATCGTCGCTTCGCCCGGGGATTAAAAGAGGTGAACACAAATGTTTAAAAGACTATTGTCGGCCGCGTTGCTGGTTACTGCTTTTACAGTGCTTGGCAACGCGAAACCCCTTAACTATCTTCAGGCGGTACCCAGCGGAAGTCATGATAACAAGTTCCACCAGGGCGGTACCGTAATAATGGACGCAAAGACCGTATACCGCGCACCCGCGAGCTCAAACACGACTATAACCACGGCTTACCGGTATGTAGACGTGAGTTGTTATTCGGATGTCATAAGCGGCGCCCTGCCGTTTATGGACACGACCACGGTCTCAAACGGCCAGTTAGTAACGCTTTACTGCAGTTCCGCGGCAACGTTTACGATTTATGACAATGACACGCTGTCTAACAGCTGCGCTGAATTGAGCGAGGGCACATCTATAACCGTGCCCGCATCTCATGCCGCTGAGCTCACGTTTGTATTTTACAACGGATCATGGTATCAGTGCGGGCCACTGGTCGGCGTGAACAGCGCGTATAGTTTTCCAGGTAATGTATCTATAGGCGGAACATTGTCTCTCGCGGGATCAAATATAGCTGCAACTAATACGGTAGTCGGTTCCCATACTGTAACCACGGATCAATACATAATGGGTGATCAAATTGTGGATGGTACGGCACTGGTTAAAGGAGTATTGAGCGCCGGTACAGGGCCCGTAGCTCTTACAAATGCCGGAGGTAGTATTCTGCCAGCAAGCCTCGCTGCAGGGTCATTACCAGCAACAGTAATTGTAAGTTCACTTGCTCCTAATGCTGTATATCCCGCTGCCGTATCAGCTGGAACTTACTCAAACATCACTCTTCCTGCCGCGAATGTGGCTGCGGGCGATCTTGGGGGTGGTGTGATAGCTACAGCCGTTGCGAAATTGTCGCTTAATTCATTTGTTGTATGTGCTGATAGCGGCACGCTTACAGTGTCTAGCGCCACTGTAGTTCTTTGCACTAAAGCAGGCGCGATGGAGATAGATTTGCCTGACGCAGCTACTTCTGACGGTAAGGTTTTTATATTTAAAAAAACTGATGCCGATGCCTCTATCGTAAGCCTTGATTCTAATGGAGGAACCGTAGACGGAGCAGACCCGTACGTTGCGATCGATGCTCAATATGATACTGTTACGATCATCTCAGACGGTACGAATTGGCACGTAATAAGCGAAGATCTAAATTAACAACATGGGGCAGGTATAGAGCCTCACGGCTTTATGCCTGCCCTATTCGTGTAACCATGAAAAGAATAATCTTTATCCCGACATGGAAATGTAACCTCAGCTGCGACTATTGCTATTACAGGGTATCGCGCGCTGAATATCCGAGCGCATACCAGGTATCGATTTACGGCCATGAAAGGCAGGTAGGCCCGGAGCTGGCCTGGCAGGACTGGCTGCAGCACCTGGGCAGACTGGCGCCGTTCCACCTGGAGATAACCGGCGGCGAGCCATTGATGTACCGTGACCTCGGTAAGATCGTGGACAGCCTTCCCGGCGGTTGTAAATGGTCCATCACGTCAAACACACTGCTTACTGAAGCGGTAATGAAGATGCCAAGCAACGGCTGTATATGCTGGACCGCAAGCTATCACTATGGGAATGATGACAGGTTTGCCGGCAACCTGGATCTATTGCGTAAGGTAGGTATACAGCCATGTGTTACACTGGTCATTACCCCGCAAAACTACGACCTGGCATTACAGAAGATTAACTGGCTAAGCGGTATGGAGTACAGGTTAAACGTGCATCCCGTACAGGATATAACTGTCCCTTGGAAAGGCCATGATGATATATGGGATAAAGTCCAGCAGATGCAAGGCGCGAACATTGTGCGCGAAATACCTAAGGACTGGCGACGGGAAGGGCCGGCGAGTTGTTCTGGTGGCAAGGATTATATCTGCATACATCCGGACGGACAGGTATTGCGTTGTTTAAGTTCGTCTATGTCTTCCGGGAACATAGGACACATAAAGGATTTTGAGCCGTACAAAGAAAATAGACCTTGCGCAGGCGGATGCGTATTTCCCTGTGACAAGGCTACACGAAATGGGAGGTAGTATGAAAGATGGAATGTCGTTGTACAGATGCGATTATTGCGGTACTGAAGTCAAGGCCGCGCCAGCTACGAAGAGAGGGTGCCCGAGATGCAACCAGCCCATGAAAGAAGTGGTTCCGGGTATAGTCCAGAAGGGTCCCGATGTTGAGAAAGAGGCAAACGATGCCCTGGGCGATAATACCAACAAGGTATCGGCTCCGTTAACCGGCGAAGATGTCAAGACCATGCCATATGAAGCCCTTAAGGTCGTTGCCAAGGATCTGAAGGTGCAGGGGTACGGCATTATGAAGGAAGATAAGCTGAGGGAAACCATACTCGGCCTCGTTGAAAAGAGGGAAGGCAATGACCGATAGGCTCCGGGTCCACTGGGTTACACGAGAACACGATGTCGTAGGCAACGCCTATGGCTACAACGTACACAACCGCTCACTCAAGAAGTGGTGTGCCGAGCTCATGGACTTTGATACCGATGCACGTATTGCGGTCACGATAACGCCTGCTGACCAGTTCAGCCCCATCCCGGCAAAGATCAACGTCTTGTTTACCATGTGGGAGTTTTTGGACCTGCCGGAATCCTACATCAAGAAGATCAACGATCCCGGACTTGACGCGATAGTCGTGCCCTGCGCTTTCTGCAGGGACGTCTTCCGGAAGTATACCGACAAGCCTATCTATGTATGTCATCTGGGTGTAGATCCCGACACGTTTAAGTTCATGCCGCGATCGTTCCCACGCAGGCCCGACAAGTTCCGTTTCTTGTGGATCGGGGCTCCGAATCCGCGCAAGGGGTACCCTCTGGTACTTGAGGCGGTTAAGATATTCGAGCATTGCCCTGATGTGGAAATGTACATCAAGACCACGGCTCCGAAAATCAACTGGTGGCAGGCCATCAAGAACACATGGAAGTTTAGAAGGGATATTTTTTCCAGCGAAACCAGAAAGACCGCGTTTTTAAAAGCATTGCGCCACATACCGCGGCCAGATATTTCAGGGAAGGTTCGTGCCTTTGGCAAGTACAAGAACATTATATTCGATACCAGAAAGTTGTCGTTCGAGGACTTAAAAAAGCTCTATGGCTCTGCGCACTGTTTTCTTCTGCCCACGTTTGGAGAGGGCTGGGGTCTGACGCTCTGTGAAGCCATGGCCACTGGGTGCCCGAGTATAGCCACGCCGGTAACGGGGTGCGCCGATTTCTTTAACTCCGATACAGGTATACCGATACGGTATTCAGTAGCCAAACAGGAGTTGCGCAACTATAACCTGATCGCTGACGGTTATATTCCCGACACACGCAGTTTTATCCAGGCAATGATGTACGTCGTCAGCAATTACGCTGATGCTCTTAAGCGCGGCGAGAAGGCAAGCCGGCGTATCAATAGCGCGTTTACATGGGACCAGTCCGCGTACCGGATGAACCAGATACTTAAGGATGTATTAAAATCGCAAGCAAAGAGAACGAAATGAGATATATGCTACTGTGCTCGGCTGCCGTCCCCACTCTATGAATAAAATATTACTGACACTCTCCATGATCGCGTTGGCGGTAACGTTCAGCTCGGCCGGGTTGAATTATAGGCAGCCGGGCACCAGCGGCACGTCCCTGCACAGCGGCTTGCTCGATCTCGACTACGCCTCATCCGGGCACACAGGCTTCCAGCAGGCCTTATCTACACCGACATGGGTGGCCGGAGACAGTGCAAAACTGGGCGGTCTGGGGGCGGAGGAATACGCGAAGCGCAACTCGACGAATACGTTTACGTTTTGTGCCGATTACTCCAGCACGACGCTGGCCGGTCAGCCGTCGGGCGACGCTCACGTGGAATGGAACACACCGGGAACAGACAACTACGCCCAGCTCATAGACGGTTCTGACGATACCTATATATCGGTTGCGTATGGATCTACGGCGCAGAATTACCTGGACATGTACACGCTCACCGGAGCGACCATACCCGCAGGCGTGAGCGTGAGCAGCGTTACGGCCATTGCCCGGGTGACGTACTGGTCGCCTATCGGCGATGACGGTGTTTATGTGCGGCTGACCGCCCTGGTCAATGGGACAACCTACTACGGGACGCTTACTACGATATACAAAGCAGATGGCTGGCAAAACCTGACACATACGTGGGACTATAACCCTGACACGGGCCGGGCATGGAGCGCGGCAGACCTACAAAATATTCGGCTTGGCGTACTGACTAACAACAAATACACATGGTATGTTCCCCGGTGCTCCGAGCTGCGGCTCAGCGTGGGGTACAACGAGTTCACGCCCGGGGTAAGCGTGGAGGGAATACTACTGGCAAACCAGGGCATGTTGTTCGCTGACGGCTCGCGACTGCTCTCTGGCGTTATCACACCCGATACCAGCAAACCCTATAACTGGACTGGCCAGCACACGTTTAATGCCACGACTTTGTTTAACGACACTATATATGTGTCGAGCATATCGGCCATATCCGGCACAACTGTATATCTGCACAAGGATATACAGTACATTGATTTTCAGGACGCGGGCATCCGGCGCATAACCACACTTATAGCTAACCACGGAGTGGATGAAGACCTTGACCCTGCTGGTAACCGCGTCGGCGCAAACTTCATCGCCGTGCGCGGATGGTTTGACATGTTTTATCATCCGATTCGCCGCGTGTCTGACATGGACACATACGGTCCGCCGATATACGTGCCGCACGGATTCTGCCTGCAGGGTTCGTCCATGACCGACGTGAACGTTGTGCAAGCTAACTACGGGCACTTTGGACCGAGCACTCCGACGCTGAGCGGGTATGCGTTGAGCAACACCGGCGACACGCTGCTTGAGGGAGTGCTGTATATACGCAACCCGAACGGACTGATAATAGGCACTACGCCATTTTTCTGGATCACAAAAAACCTGGTTAACGACACCGACGTGGATATATGCGGCGTAGACGGCGGGACTGTAACCCTGAAGAATCTATCCGGGACAGCCGATATCAACCTGTACACCCTGGGAAATATCCGGGCAGGGTATTTATTCGGCGACCTGTCTGGGGCGACAGGGGCGGTGGATTCCCTTTGCCGGGCTTCTACAGGGCAGATAGACGCATGGTTGGCACAGGAGCGCCTAAACAATATACTGGCTCATCAGGACATAGCCTACAGCACGATCACATTAACAAGCAACCACCTTTCGTGGGTGCAGGCTGTGGCCGGTAGCACGGAGGCGCTTAAAAACAGAATCTACGACACGGAACAAAGCACGGGGGGCATAGTGGCTAACGCCGCAGCTATAGCCGAGCTGCAGGCCAGCAGCTCTACGCATGGCGCCGCCATAGCCGCGCAAGAGGCCGCCACGTACAACCTTCAGCATTCCTCATTTTCGTTATTTAATTGCTACGCGGTTTTCGGCGCGACAACTACGGCAGGTACACACGCCGTCCCCTTTGCCGGCCCCTGGCCTACGCCTGTGACCGTGAGCACCATGACCGTTCAGGTCGATGGCGGAACGAGCCTGGTCTGCATGATAGAGATGCGCCCGAGCTCTGCCATTACCGCAGACGGGACGGATATGTGGAGCGGAAACGTAACAGCTATGACAGGGACGTGGACGGGCGGCCAGGCGTCGGACTTTACCGTGCCGGTCGGATACTCGCTATGGTTGGTACCTGTAACGTGGTCGGGCGCGATTGATGCGTTACTTGTCGACGGGTGGGCTACTCATGATTAGGTTATTGGCGGGACTGCTACTGCTCATATCAACAACCGTATGGGGG